CTCTAATATAGTTTTAAAATACATCCAACAAAGATTGATATAGTTCCAATCATTAACATAACTACACATAGGGGTACTACTTTGTTTAATAAAAAAGGTATGAATATCGAGCATTCCAGCAAGTATTCTGTGATGATTTGTTTTTTCATTTTTAATATTTAATAAATTACCAATTTTGTCATAACCAAATAAATCCAAGTATAATATTTTAATAGTAGGTTCTTTATTAAAAATATGCGGATTTATACCGTCTATATATTTATCCTCATACAAAAGATTACCGTCTATTAAATATGGAATGTAGCATGAACGAATAATAGTATTTATAATTTCGTCTGTATCTTTATAGTTTGATTTAACCTTTTTAATTCCTTGTTTTATATTATAATAGGTAACAAATAATTTATTGTTTACTCTTTTACATAAATCATTTGGTATTTGATCGGCTAAAATTTTTTTCAGATTTATTACAGTATTCAAATAATGATTTTGTTTAAAATCTTCATTCGCAATACTATATAATTTTGGCATAAAATCGAGAGCATCCATGTAATACAATAAAGCTACAATTGAACCAATACTACAACCAGAAATTCTATTTATTTTAATATAATTTTGTTTTTCCATTTCTTTTAAAAAATATAGAGCACCAACGAGATAACTCCCGTTAAATACTCCACCATCTAATACTAAATCTATTAGTTGTGGAGAAGTTGCATTTTTTATATTATCAGGTAAATTTTCAATTAATTTGATTGCATATTCTTTAACCATGTAATTATTATGTAAAAGTATTTACTAATTCAAAATATAACGAATCAATTATTACTATTAGAGATAAAATTAAAATGTATTATAACTTTAAAATAATATAAAGTGATACAATTAATAAATAAAAAATGAGATATATCAACAATATATTATGTTTCCTTTTGTTATGTTACATTAATAACTTGTCTTACAGTTTTCCTAACATTGCGTTAAATAATAGAAGATTGTTATCTTACACAAACCAAAATCCATTTGGTAGAAAATATTATGACCAGTATTTGAAAAAAAATACTAGTAAAATAGAAAAAAAAACTGTTATGAGAAAATATCCATTGACTAGTCCGGGTTTTATTAATAAAATGAAAAGATTAAATTCAAAAAATCATAAAATACAAAATTATGGCATACTTGGAAATTTTAATGAAACGTTGGATGAAGATGAAGATTTATTTGTTATAGATGAAATAGAAATAGATGAAGATGAAGATGAAGAAGAAGATGAAGATGAAGAACAAGACGATATACAAAGAACACTAGAAAATATGTTTGCAAATAACGGTTTTTTAAAAGCAATTCGGATTGACTTTGAAGACAAATCGCAAAATAGTAAAGGAGAAGGATATTTTGATGAAGACAAACAAACTGGTCGTAGACGCTTTCACGAATCGCCAAATACAAAGTCACAAAATTTCCAAGTTATTAAAAATTATAATATATTATTCAAAGACGTCGGTGGTTATAATAACGTAAAAGAAGAATTAACCCAATGCCTCGATATTTTAAAAAATTATAAAAAGTATATTGAATACAACGTAAGAATACCAAAAGGGTTAATATTGGAAGGACCACCCGGAACAGGTAAAACATTAATGTCTAAGGCTCTAGCAGGTGAAGCAAATTGTAGTTTTATTCCAGTTTCAGGGTCAGACTTTCAAGAAAAATATGTAGGCGTAGGGTCTTCAAGGATTAAAGAATTGTTTGAACTTGCCAAAAAAAATGTTCCCTGTATTATTTTCATAGATGAAATAGATGCGTTAGGTAGGAAACGTTCTTCGGATGGAGAAAGTTCAACAAGCGAACGTGATAACACATTAAATTCGTTGTTAGTAGAACTAGATGGTTTTAAAGATAATACAGGTATTTTTTTAGTTGCCGCAACAAACCGAATAGATTTATTAGACAGTGCGTTAATAAGACCAGGAAGAATTGATAAAAAAATATATATTGGATTGCCAGATAGCGCAACACGTGAAGCAATATTGAATATTCATATTAAAGGCAAACCATATTGTGAGAAAATAGGAATACAAGAGTTGGTGGAAATTACAGAGGGATACAGCGGCGCACAAATAGAAAATTTACTAAACGAAGCAATGTTAAACGCATTACGCTATAATAAAACACAATTTAACTATACTGATTTTGATTTAGTTTTAAATAAAATGATGGTTGGTTGGCAACCGAATGAGCATGAATTCACATCTAACATTATTGATCGCATCGCAATTCATGAAATGGGTCATGCAATTATAGGTTTGTTATCAAAACATCATTCAAAAGTTACGAAAGTTATTATAAATTTGTCTTCACCTAGAAGTCCAGGGTATACTGTATTTGAGGGTTCTACGTCAAATATATATATTCGCGAAGCGTTATTTGAGCACTTAATGATATTATTAGGTGGTCGTATTGCAGAAGAGGTATTTTATGGTGTTTCTGTAACAACTGGAGCAATTAATGACTTTGAAGAAGCATTAAAACTTGCTGAGAAAATGATTCTTTATTATGGAATGGGAAGCAATCTAATTTATCCAAGTTTGAGTGAAAAATATAAAGAAGAAATAGACAAAGAAGTTTCTGGTTTAATTCACGACGCTTATAAGTGTGCTCTAATAATAATACAAAATTCAAAAGAGTTTATATACGAAACCTCTGAAATTTTAAAAACAGATAAAATTATTAAATCAGATATGTTAAATGAATTAATTGAAACGAAATACAGTAAATTAAAAAATATTGTGAATTAATAATCAGGCTGTACAAAAATATATTTTATAAATTATCAAATTTTACAAAATATATAATCTCAAATACGCTTATTTTTAGACCTTTGGACATTTAAAACGCCGTTTTTAGAAGAAATATATTTATATAAATATATATGTCCCTTAAATATGTTAAAACAAAAAAGGAACTACCAGAAGATAGTGATTTTGAATGTCCTATTTGTCTTGGTAATATAAATATAGATGAAGTTGTAGATGGACAATATAATTGTGTAATATGTAAAAATGGACACAGAATTCATAATTATTGTTTTAAACAAATGGGAAAACACGAGTGTCCAACATGTAATTCAAGAGATATTCGGTTTTGTAAATCAAATTTAGGATATTCTTATGCTGAAAGAAAAGGTGGTAAAAAGAGGAAAACATATAAAAAGAGGAAAACATATAAAAAGAGGAAAACTAAACATAATAGGCGTTTTAAATGAGAAAAAGTGTAATACATAGTTTACTTGCTTGTTAATTTTTTATTTTCTAGTAATTTCGCCATAAAGTCTTCTTCATTTTTATTGGAAACATATATATTTATTAATTCGGCTGGTGAATAAAAATAATTTTTAACTTTTTTAAGTTTATTACAATCAATCTTTGTTCCGAATAAGTGCGTATAAACTTCAGAGATTGTATTATGACTAGCATTACTCATTTTGTGCGTGATATCGATTCTGCCAGGTCTTATTAAAGCGCTATCCAATTTATTATAATGATTCGAAGATAAAATTAAGATTCTTCCTGGAGTCTCGCGAATACCGTCCCATAAATTTAAAATATCATCGAGTGTAATATCAGGTTCCGAATTAATATTAGTAACAGTTTGAATTTTGCTTGAGCTATTCATTTCATTTACATCGCAAAGTCCTTGAATCATATCTCCAATATTTATACTATCCTTCTTTCTTAAATTAGTCTTTCTCTTTTTTTCTTTAAATTCTCTATCTAATACTATATCACCTACACAGTCAATATCTTCAAATACAATAATTTTTTTATCAAAACCAATGCTATTTTTTTCATTGTTGTCATTGTATGTATTTTCAAAATAAAACTGTTCCAATTGGCTTTTTGTTTTAATAATTTTAAGAGACAAAACGACTATATGACGGTTTGTATAATTGGCAAGAGCCTTAATAAACGATGTTTTGCCAGTTCCTGGAGGCCCATCCAACCCGATACCAAGTGAATAAGGAATACCCTTTTCATTGAACCAAACCTTGTTATTAATAAAAAAATCAATTTTTTCAATTAATTCTGTTTTCCCATCAAAAAATATATTTTTAAATGAACGTGCACTTTCAAATAAATCTTCCCTCCAAAATCCGTATTTAGAATCTTCATCATTGGTCTTACTTTTCTCCAGAAAATATATAAATCTTTTGTTAAAACGATTATCTTTAATTGTTGTAAGATAATTATTTGTTATATTATCAATGTATTTTTTTAAATAACAAATCGTATATTTATACGAATAGATAGTAATTAAAATTTTGTCTGTTTTTGAATTTACTTTGTTTTTTTCGTCTCTCAATTCTTCCTTTTCTACTACTATTTTTATATAAATATTTTTATCAATTATAAATTTTTTATATTGGTCAACCATGAAAATATCACAATTTTTTCTTCTAGAGATAGAAGAGTCGGAAGATTGAATATTGGAATGTATCTCTTTTATTTGATTAATAGTTTTATTATTATCAATATTTATAATTATGTAATCTAAAACTGCTCTAAAACGGTCACTATATAAAGAAGAAACATTGTATACTGATGAATATCCATTTGCAATAGAACAATTTTTACCTTCAATAATAACAGAATTTGTTTTATATAATAATGAATTCACATTATCAAATA